GGAATCCGCAGGTTTTTAATTCTTTTGCAAGCGCGTATTCTCCTAGAGCGCCTATAATATTTTTAGTCACTCCGTCTCCGAAATAATCGTACTTGGTTTTTAACCCGAGTGCCTCTCCGGCGCGTTGTCTAAGGGTTCCGTATTTAGTAACTCTAGCTACTTCGTCACTGCTTAGGAGTATCCGCATCGGTACGTTCCGCCTCGCCAAGGTGTGGTTTCATGGGAGCAGTAGCGAGGGCGAATCGTTTTGCGATAAGCGCCTGTAGCTCACGAATGCGCGGTTCTAGTGCGCGAAGGTCATCTTCTGATCGTGCGTGTTTTAATTTGTCTTTGATTTCGTTTTGAAGCGATAAGGTCTCGCGTTCAATGCCCGACCCGTCGTCTGCCCCGTTAGTATCACCCATAAATATTCGATACCGTGCCCCCGAAAGATTGTAAACATTCTTGACCGTGCGGATAGCGCGCGTTAAGTTTGATCTCATAGAGTTCACAACTTTTGTCTGCCCGACATAAGGTATTGATACTCAAAACGAAGGGCCTGCAGTGGATTAAAAACCCCTTGTAGGCCCTTTATTTTTTTAGGGGTGTGAGAAATGGATTTCAAATTCAAGCCCGATGCCCCGTTTGAAGGCGTTAGGTTCTCTTCAGAGTCAGAGAAACACAGAACACTAAGCACGCCGAAACTAACGCAGATCTATAATTTAATCAGAGAGACATTCACGCAAAACGAAGGGATAGACATCACAGATGATGCGATCAACCAAGTCCTAGAACTTGTGGTTTACGACCGGATCAATCATATTATTCGAGAACAAATCGAACCGTTAAAATTAGAAGACATTGTAAGTTTATCTATACAAATTAAAGAAAAACCCATCAGAAAAGAAAAGAAACCAAATAATGTTAAAGAATCTTAAATATCATTGCCGCTATGATCAGTTGCTAGACCCAACGGAACTAAAAGCACACCCAAGAAATAGGAACAGCCACCCAAGTGAACAGATTGAGAGACTAGCTAAGATTTTAGAATATCAGGGATGGCGATATCCGGTGAACGTATCTAAGCGGTCCGGCTTTATTGTTACAGGACACGGACGAGTACAAGCGGCCATTAAACTAGGGTGCACGGTACCAGTGGTATTTCAGGACTTCGATTCTGACGAGCAAGAATACGCTGCTGTTCAAAGCGACAATGCAATTGCTTCTTGGTCAGAGCTTGATCTCGCTAAAATTAATCTAGACCTAGCCGAACTAGGACCTGATTTCGATATCGACTTACTTGGGATTGAAGGGTTTGAAATAGATGTTGCTGATAAGTATGCGGACAAAGACGAGGATGAAGTTCCTGAAGTAAAAGAATCAATATGTAAGTTAGGGGATGTATGGAGGCTAGGTAGTCATAGACTTATGTGCGGCGATGCGACTTCAATAACTGATGTTGAAAAATTAATGAATAGCGAAATGGTTGATATGGTTTTTACCGATCCGCCATACAACATTAATTACATCCCGGAGGATAGAGCCATTGGTGGCAGGGCTAGGAGCGAGAACAAATTAGGTGGAATAGAAAACGATAATATGAATGACGAGGAGTTTTACGAATTCCTTGTTAAGGTCATGACCTCTATTCGTCATGTCGCAGTGGCAGGATGTGCAATCTATCAAATTGCGCCAACAGGTTTAAATAATCTTCAATATTTAAGAGCTTGGGATGATTTAACGCTTCATTACTCCGATGGTCTTGTGTGGCTTAAAAATAATCATTCCGTCAGTCGGAAAGACTATCATCCAAAACACGAAATCATACATTACGGATGGGTGACTGGCGCACACGATTGGTTCGGTGGAAGAGATAAGTTTAGCGTCATTGAATTTAGCCGAGACAAAGTCACGGAATATGTACATCCGACTCAAAAGCCAGTTGACCTAGTGAAATTCTTTTTACTAAATTCATCCGAGGACAATAGTAATGTATTAGATTTATTTGGGGGTTCAGGAACTACCCTTATCGCGTGCGAGAAAACGGGCCGTAAGGCATTTCTGATGGAATTAGACCCACATTATTGCGATGTTATTATACAGAGATGGCAAAACTTTACGGGCAAAGTGGCTGAACGCTTAAATGAAACCTAAGTGGTCCGACTTCATATTTGTTGAAGACTCAATGAAGGCATTAGAAAAGACGATACGGGATCTAGAAAAAGACGGTATGGCTGAGGACTGCCAGAAAGCCATGTGGTATTTAAACCGTATTCACGACATACTGAGGCGATACAAGCTATCGATGGAAAAAAAGCTATCGAGCTAACTACATAACAGGAGCCCTAGAACGTTTGGGTAGACCTAAAAAACCGATAGACGAAGAACAAGTCAGACAACTAGCCGCTATTGATTGTTCCCTTGAAGAAATGGCGCTCATCCTTAAATGCGATGAGAAGACTCTGCGAAATCGTTTTTCCCAAGTCATTAAAGAAGGCCGCGCATCCGGAACTATGTCCCTTAAGCGCCAGCTATTTAAAAAGGTCCAAGAGGGCAATACCGCCGTCATCATATTCTTGTCTAAAGTCAAACTAGGGTACCGAGAGGTTCAATACATAGATCAGAAAACAGAGCACTCTATTCAATCGGCGCCTCAGCCAGTTACCAAAGAAAAACTCATTGAAGCCATTAAGGCCGACCCCGCTCTAAACCCCGAGGAGATTGCACATGAACTCAATCACACAGCAAGCGTTCGAGACGCTAGAGAAACAGAATCAAGAGTTGAAACAAACTCTGGAGGAGGCAATAAAAACAGCTCTTCTAATTGAAGGGGAACGAAACGCGCTTGTGCAAGTGGTGGATCATCTAGCAGAAAAGCTTAAAGAGACAAAATGTCTGAATCAGACAAAATGTCCAGGGCCAAACAACACATGACGGAGTCTCATTCACTTACACATTATTTCAATACCGTCACTGAATTGTCTAAGGACTGGGAAGCACACCCCGGACAGCGAATGCTTTGTAGAAAGCTATTCTTAGAGAATAAGAAATCTTTGTTCGTTCAATGCGGTCGTAAGTGGGGAAAAACAGAAATTATTCTATACTTCTTATGGAGATATGCTCAAGAACGACCAGGGGCGTCCTGTTATTACATTTCGCCTTATCAAAAGCAGTCTAAAGAAATTATCTGGGCCAATAAACGTGTGCAGAACTTTGGACCAAGAGATTGGCTACACGATGGGTCAAGCGGGATTAATAATACGGAACTTAGGATTAATTTTAAGAACGGCTCTTTTATTAAATGCGATGGCTCTGACAACTACGAATCCTATCGAGGAGTCGAACCACATATCCTCATCATGGAGGAATACAAGGATCATCGACCTGAATTCATGGAAGGAATGCGACCTAATCTCGCCGTGTACAATGCACCGACTATTTTTATTGGCACGCCTCCAGAAGAGGACGACCATTTCTTTTGGATAGATGCGGATGAACACAAAGACCATAAAGATAAATTCTTCTATCAAGCGCCTACCTGGGAAAACCCCCATATCGATAGGGAGTGGTTAGGCCAGGAAAAGAAAAGACTCTATAGCCGTGGCGAAGGCGACGTGTGGGAGCGTGAATACGGAGCTGCAAGAGTTAAGGGTGGAGCATCTAAGATATTCCCAATGTTAAATAAGGATATTGTAAAACCACATCACGACGTAATGGCTTCGATCTATAGAGATAGACGAAAGCTAGATTGGTTTGTGTGGACTGACCCAGCCGCAGCATCATGCTTCGGCGCTATATACATAGCGATCAATCCGTACACGAAGCATATTTATGCACTCGATGAAATATACGAAAAGAAACAAGAAGAACTAACGGTGAAGCGAGTCGGTAAACGAATTGTCGACATGCGAAACGAGTTATTCTTAGACCGAGATAAGAAATGGCGACAGGGATACGACGAGGCCGAGACATGGTTTGCTAACGAGATGTTAGACCATTTCGATGAATACTTTGAACCAACGCAAAAAATGAAATCAGATAAGGTTACCGGCCTAACGCTTCTTAAAGACGTGATGCTTCAAGGTAGGTTAACTATATCCGATAGATGCAAAAACCTTTATTGGGAGCTGGATCATTACCGGAAAGACAAGAACGGAAAGATTCCTAAAGAGAACGATCACTTAATCGATTGCTTTAGATATGTTCTTGATGCTTCTTTTTATACTCTAGTGGAGAAGACGGAAGAGAAACGAGAAGAGTCTGAAAACTGGCGTGGATCTAGGATATCGGACGACTTCCCGGGTTTCGATGAATGGGGAAACAAGAAAGACGATTGGGAGAACTTCGAATGATCGCTGAACTAATAATTGCAGGTTTCTTTTTACTAATGCTCGTGTCAAACTGTCTGCTATGGATCGAGCTTCGAGCTATGCAAAAGTCTACTCATCGGGTAACTTATGTCGATCCATTCACTCAAGCGGACAACAAAGACAGAGTAGCATTTAAAAGCGGACCCTTGAGCGAAGATGAGACGAAGGAGCTTACGAAAGAGTTGTTTGATGACAACCTTCAGTAAGTAAACTTGAAATCTCTCGACAGTATGGAAGTCGGGCAGAAGTATATTTAAAAAGTTCGTGAGCTAAGGACGGCTATGGCGGAAACCTATTCGTTTTTCGACGACGATTTAGACAACTTATCCCCTAATAAACCAAAACAGCCTTTATGGGCTATGGACCTTGATGATCCAAAAAATGAGAAGGCCATTATTGATTGGCTTCATGGGGAATTGTCATGGCTACAAGACGATAGACGAGATCGAGATAGAAAAACCCAAAGAAACCTAGCGCTCTATAAGGGCATTCAATATCAATCACAAGAAGCTAGATCCGATCGCGAACGAACGAATAACGATTCAACTAAAGTTTCAAAGATTGTAATTAATCATCTTGCTGATCTCACGATGAACCGAGTGAGTAGGCTCATTAAGTTTAAGCCAGCAGTAGCAGTCCTTCCAGCTAACGATGAGTTCTCAGATAAGAACGCAGCGAAATCAGTAAAAAGTCTTCTTGATCACGTTTGGTACAACCACAATTTCGAAGGCACCATGACGGTTGAATACGCTAGAAACGCGTCCGTTATGGGAGAATCATATTTATTCATCTTATGGGATCCACACAAAGGGGACCTTCATCCGAGCTATAGAACTCTGTCCAAAAAAGGAAAGGTTCCTCTTTTAGACGAAAACGGAAAACCGCAGGTTGATGATGCAGGCAATACGATCTATTTAGATCAGCCCGTTCGAGTGGGTGATGTGGATTACCAAATCGTATTAGCTACAGAAGTATGGCCAGAGAAAAAACAACGTTGGTCTGACGTAAACTATATTTTTAAAAGAAACGTGTGTTCTCCAGACGAGTTGAGATCCATGTTCAGAGACAAGGCCGGACAGATTAAAGAAACCGGCGGCGCTCGCATTTATGATTACGAAAAAATGGAACTCAGAGACGGACGTAACGAGGTGGTCTGGTTTGAGTTCTGGCATAAACGAACAGATTTCATGGATAAGGGTAGATATGTCGCATGGACTGGCGACACTCTTTTAGCGAATAAAGAGTTCCCGTTCTCGCATAGATGGCTTCCATGTGTAAGATTCACAGACCATGACTTACCAGGCGAACTATACGGAGATTCTTTTTTTGAACGAGTGAAACCAATTGTCTCCACATATAACAACCTCACCAATCTAATATTAAGGAATCAATATCTCGTAGCACATCCTAAGTGGATGTACCCAGCCGGTTCCGTTAATCGTATTCAACTAGCAAACGACATAACAATGGTTGAATACAAAGGGCCAACGCCTCCAGTATTGGTTCAATCAAACCCAACACCAAATGAGATGTTTCAATTTAGGGAACAACTCAAAGAAGAGTTCCAACAGCTATCTGGTGTGTTTGGCGTGAGCAGAGGTGAGCCGCCCCCAGGGATTAAAGCGGGGGTAGCGCTTCAATTTTTATCTGAACAAGAACAAGAAAGATTTAACGAACTAGTTCTTAAGTATAACGAAGCGGTCAGACAGATTGCCATCATGACGATCGCAGTGGCGGGGGACTACTATGATTCGTCTGATGATAGAATGGTTCGAGTCCTTGGTAAGAATAACGAGTGGCGTACTATATTTTTCGACGCAGCTAATTTATCAAAAGATTATGACGTTAGGGTTCAAAACTCATCGGCGTTACCAGAGACGAAAGCGGCACGCATCCAGACGCTCATGGACCTCAACCGGGAATTCCCGGGGCAAGTCGACCCGTCGCAACTCTTAGACATGATCGACATGGGCAATACAGAAAAGTATGTGTCCACCGCAACGGTAAACGTAAGGCAAGCCGAAGCCGAAAACGAATTACTCCTTAATGGCGAAATGGACGTCGCCATATCCGATCCAAAAGAGTGGGAAGACCACGTTACGCATTGGAAAACTCACATGCGCGCTATTCAAGAATACGCATTTAAGTATTCCACACCGAAAGAAGTTCAAGAGCGCATGATTGATCACGTGAGAGCCACGGAGATGCTCATGCTAGAGAAAGCAAAAACTAATCAGCTTATGGCTCAAGCTGTTGCAACTTTGCCACAATTCCCAGTGTTCTACGTGGAACCTGTGGGAATTAACACACAGTCTTTAGATAACGCGATGCCGCCAGAAATGGCAGGACAGCAATTGGCAGCAAGTGGAGCGGAACTGCCTCAGGAATCTCAGCCCATGAGTCCTGAGGAGCAACTAGCCGTAAACCCAAGTGGACCTTCGGTGCTCGATCAAATGCAGGGTGAGCCTGCTGTGCCTGTGGGTGTTGGTCCTATAACACCAGGCGAAGGAGTTTAATTACTAAATGGCATCTGTAGAATCAGCAGTGGGATCAAGCGCAGGAACTATGGGGCAGATGCCTCAGATTAGTGTACCAAAATCAGAACCTATTTCGTTTAATGATATTGATGAGACGTCTCCGGTCGGTGGAACCGGATATGTAAAAAAAGAAAGTAAGCCAGCAAAAGATGAAGGGGTGGGTGATTACGATGGCGAAGAAAGCGAAAGCAAAGAAGAAATCGAAAAAGAAGGGAAGCTGCTAGATAAGAAAGCAGATCCAAATAAACCTAAAGATAAAGCAAAGGTTGAAAAAACAATCGATGCCACTAAAATATTTAAATTAAAGAGTGGTGACCAAGACGTACAGCTTAGGTCAGACACCATGGTTGATGTGAAAGTCGACGGTAAGGTAGAAAAAGTACCTTTCTCAGAACTCATCAACGGGTATTCTGGCCAAAGTTCTCTCACAAAGAAGTACACGGAACTCAAAAAGGACCGTTCTTCATTTGAGAACGAAAAGAAAGCAGTACAAGACTTATTAACTCACTCTCACGACCGTCTAACTAAGGGCGATCTACATGGATTCATTACAGTTGTTGCTGAAGCCATGGGAGCAGATCCGATCCAAGTGTGGAAGGACAGTCAAAAGCAGATTCTCGAAAAGCTAAAGGGACATGTGTCAATCTCCGAAGAGGAGCTGAAAGCGCAAGAAGCTTTAGATGAGAACGCGTTTTACAAGGCTAGGGACGCGAGAGAAAAAGAGCGCCAAACCAAAGAAGCCGCTTTAAAAAAGCAGCAAGAGGAGGCGTCTCGATTTCACGAGAAGACCGGCCTTGATCCAGATCAGTTTGAAGAACTGGTCAAAGAGATGCTTACGATCCCGGATTTGAAACCGGAAGAAATAACGTACGACTTAGTAGCGGACTATCATAAAGTGAAAGTCTTAAACTCTAAGCTCGAAACGATTCTTCAACGAGTATCGCCGGATCTAAGCGAATCGGAACGTAACCAGGCCATAATGGATGTGAGGGCAAAAATCGGATTAGATCCGATGAGCGATGAAGACCTAGAGCATATCCTTACGGAAGTCTACGGAAGCCAAGAAGAAAAGAAACTGGCTAAAAAGCTAAAGAAGTCAGAACAGATATCAAAGAAAAAAACAAATCGGGACGCCCGTTCCGAAGCGATGTTTTTCGATGATCTCGACTGATCAAAATATCTTTAAGCCAATAATTGAACTTTAAACCGTAAACTAAAGGAGATGCCGAAATGGCTACATATAACTTAACAGACGTATCTAATCTTTTTAAGATTAAGTACGGCAAACTATCAGAAAACACATACAACTCAGCTAACGTATTGTTGGCTCGTTGTAAGAAAAACTATAACTTCGTTGGACGACAAATGTTCATCCCAGTTCCACTCAGCTATTCAGGCGGTGTGGGTTCTGGTTCTCTTCCAGGTGCTAACTTTGAAAACGTGGAAGATGCTACTTTCTCTCGTAAGAAAGTGTACTCACGAATTCAAATCGATCGCGAAGCAATCAAAGCAGCTTCTACCGATGAAGGCGCTTTCGTTCGTTTGACGAAACGTGCGGTAGAAAAAGGTGTTGAAAGCTGGATGCGAAACATGAGCCGTATTCTGTTTAACGACGGAACTGGTGCTCTTGGCGTAACCACTGCTGCAAACGCAGGCGGTTCTGCTACAGCTCCAACTGTTGTGATTTCTGCAGCTACTTGGAAAGAAGCTAACTTTGAAGAGAAAGATTATATTATGCTTAACTCTTCAAACAATGCTTACTCTACAAGTAACATTTGGGAGATCACTGCAGTTGCTCCATCTACAAGAACACTTACGCTTGCTCGTATTTCTGGTTCTGTAGACTTAACTGCTGACTCTGCAGCTAAGACGCTTTACATGCAATATTCGAAGGACAACGACCCATCAGGTCTCAAAGGAAACCTCGATGCAACGTCGTCTACTCTTTACGGCATTAGCGTTGGCCGCAGATGGCAAGCAACTCAAATTGCTGCAGCTTCTGCTGGTTTGACTCCAGACATCTTAAATCAAGGAATGCTCGAGATTGAACGCAAGTGCGGTAAGGTGCCAAACCTCATCGTCATGAGCTACACTCAGCTTCGTAAGCTCTTAAACGTCCTTGAAGACCAAAAACAATATATCGTTGAACCTCGTTCTCCAGAACTTAAAGGCAAAGTCTCTTTCAGAGGCGTTGAGTTTATGAGTTCTGCAGGTGCGGTTCCTGTATTCGCAGATCGCTTTGTTGAAGACGATCGCGTGTACATGCTCAATGATAACTTCATTGAGATTCATCACGCTCCAGATTTTGGCTGGTTCGATGATGACGGCACTGTGTTCTTAAGAACAACTGGTGACGAATACGAAGCACGCTATGGCGGATACTTGGAAGCATACATTCCACCTACCTTCCACGGTGTGATCACAGGACTTGCTACTTAATAACTAACTAGTTCGATCAAAGGGGATGGGTGCAATGGTGTGCCCTTCCCCTTTGGTTTATATGGGCTCCGTTAAAGCCCAAAATAAAACGAGGAGAACAAAATGCCACAATTTAGCTCAAGAGGAATGTCTAGATCAGTAAAGTCTACACAAAGAAATCCAATTCTTTTGGCTTTCCGTGTAACTGGAACTGGTACTGCCGTCATTGATGAAGGAACTACTGACGCAACACTTACAGATAACGGAACGGGAGATTATACGCTTACTTTCGCTCAAGCGTTCTCTCGGGCTCCAGCCGTAACGGCAACATGCGTTGCTACTGCTGGTGATGCGTTTGCATGTATTCATACAGTTAGTACGACTGCAGTGAGAATTGTTACTTTTGATGCAACTGACGGAACGACGGCAAAGGATACGGTATTCCATGTCCTTGTGTACGGATACGACAGTGCAGATGTCTATTAATGGTTAATGACAACGGGGCGTGTGGCTTTTAGAATAAGGTCCACACGTCCCGAACTTTATGGAGAGATTCTAAAATGAGTTTAATCAAAGCGTATCCTAACAGCACGTCAGGACCTACAGACGCGAAAGTGATTACGTGCACGACGAACGGGTCGAAAGTAGCTCTTGATGTTAGCATTGCAGACTCCCTTCCGTCTGAAACATTAACGTCAATCACAAGAACGGTTGTAACCGTAACAGCGTCGGCAGCTCTTGAAGTGACGGCAGTAGCAAGTCAGCAATTTATTCGGATTGTGCCAATTGAAGCGGGAACTGTGTACTGGGCACCCACGAACGCCGTGACGAGCACAAACTCTGAAGGGTTCACAAGCGCAAACCCGATGAACATACAATATAACGGTAGCGTATTTTTACGTCTTGCTGCAGCTGCGGCAGACGTTGATTGCGTTATCTACCAAGGAGTTTAATTAGATGAACAGCCTAATCTCTACAGACCGAAAAGGTGGCGGACTTGGTGTGCAGACAAAGTGCATCGTGGTCTCTACCGATGGAAACGGAGACTACACAGATCCATTGGCCGCCATTACATATGCAAACACGTTAACGATTAGTAGCGGCGAGCGCGTTTGTATATGGCTTAGATCGGGCTCATACAATCTAGATAATTCCGGTGGGGCCGTTCAAGTAAAAGAGCGAATCCACATAACAGGTGACGAAGTATCGACCGTATGGTTAACGGCAACCACTGCGGCCAACGATATGTTTACTTGTGAAGCGAACGGGAACGTAGAGTTCTCAAACATTCAGTTCATTGGACCGGCATCTGGATCTATCTTCAACTATGATGCAAGTACTGCAGCTGACGCTAGGGGTGTGAACTTCTATAACTGCAAGTTCGCAAACTCGGATAAAGCATTTGAGGTTCAAGACGTTAACGCTCAAATCTCGTTTTACAATTGCCAGTTTGGATCAGCAACAACGAGAATCGGAGACATTTTAGATAACTCGTTTGTAGCTTTTTTCTCATGCCAAATGGTTAATTTTGGAGCAGGCGGTTTTTCAGTAGACGGCACTGCTGTTGCTTTATTCATGGGTTGTGAAGCCCTTGGTTCTACTGTGTTTGCGGCAATAACGGGAACAGACACAAACGTTGCGGCAGCAGGGTGTATCTTCGCTCAATGCACAAAAGTAAGTACAGTTGAAGACACAGGTGCGTTCCTGGGTGCAGGGAACATTCACATTGCTACAGGTACTGCAGAGTTCGAACAAGTAGACGCCACTGCGTTTGTAGTGGTTACCGGATCTGTGATGGATTTCTCCAAGATGACAATCGCATCCGGTGGAGACGGCCTATTTAATGTGAGCGGGATGAACGCGTCTACTGGCGAGATTAAGGCGCGAATTGGAACATATGCCGGAGCATCTACAGTAACTCTAGCGAGCTCTGTAATTATTTGTTCAACCGGCGGTGTAACTCATACTTTGCCAGCAATTAGTGCTACGTCAGAAAAATTCGCTCATAGAATTACTGTGATCAATAGATCAGGTGGAACGGTAACATTACAACGTGCGGGCTCGGATACTATCAACGGTGGAACGACGGCAACGATTGCAACGCTTACGTCTAAAGAGTTAGTGGGATTTAGTGGAACTTGGTTCTTCTGTTAAAAGGAGATTGGCAGATTGAGTATCGGGACAGGCCCAATTTGGCGAGATTATGCTCCCTACTTCGGGTATAGCCGCTATGAGCTTTATGTCTCACAAGATGGCCTATCTCAATTCTCAAAGATAGAAGACGCCGTTGCATATCGTGTTGCTAACTACTCCGTGTTCGAGCGAGTAAACATCATCGTAAAGCCACCAGCTGGAGTAAACGGAAAGTACACACCAGCTAACCCGGTAACAGTGCCAGGCAATACAGAGATATTAGGAGCTGGGTTACTTGCTATTACAATCGAGGCATCTGATCCAACCGAACACTTGTTTGTTGTAAGCGGTGGGAATTGCCAGTTTAGAAATCTACTTCTATCTAACGTCACTACCGCAGGAAAAGCACTAATCAACTATGCTGGTGCCGGAACCAACGTATCTGAATTTATCTATGGATCAAATGCCTCTATAGGAATTCTTGTTTCAGGAGTAGGTGGAAACGTAACACTTCAAAACATTCAGATGATTTCAAGTGTTGAAACCGGCGTAAAAGTAACTGCTGGATCATGTCAAGCTAACTGGGTTCAATGCGCGAGTAACACAACAGCTGGGTTTCACACGAACGGAGCTGCGGTATTTTTAAATTCTTGCCGTGTAGTTGGATCAAGTGGAATAGGATTTTTAGCTGAAAACAGCGGTGTGTTAACTGTGGATAGCTGTATTGCGCTGGGATGTGGTGTCGGTCTACAAACACAAACATCTGGAATTATATTGGGCGCAGCGTTTTATGAAGGGTCATCAACTACATATTCATACAATCAGGGCGATAGCACTGGAATGATTTGGTTAGGGTTTCCAATGATGAACTCTCAGAAGATGAATATATCTGTACCGTCATTGATATTTATTTCTCAGCTTCAAGACAACTCATTAGGCGGAAACAGATGGAAACGTTTGCCTTATTCTTCAGCTGGAACACTATCAGAATTAAATACAAGAATTCATGCAATTACAACATCAGGTGCTTACACTCTACCGACATCAACAGGGTCTGGTCTTAGTGAGTACTATCCTATTATCTATGCCGTTCGAGATGAAACTGGAACGGATTCAAGCACAGTATCTCCAGGTGGGGCTGACACAATAAATGGATCAACTAGCTCGGTAAGGATTCCTGCAAACGGAGCAATTTGGTTTTACACAACAAGTCCAGGCTCATGGTTTACGATGCAAAACAACGCTATTAGATTCGATAAAAGAGACGTGCATAGATATGCACTAGCAGTGGGAGGCGGTTAACAATGGCATACACTCCCAAACAGCTAGCTCAAAACAGACCCGGCGGAACCAGCGCTGTCACTGTTTACACAAAACCAGCAAACACCGAAGTTGAGATTACACAAATTTCAATTGTGAACACAACTAACGCAGATGCTACGTGCCGATTATTTAATGACGATAACGGAACAACATACGACCAAACAACAGCAATTCAGTTTTACGACACAACCATTCCGGCAAACTCCGGTGTTGAGTGGCGTTGTCATATATGTCTTTCGACTGCTAGCGGGACGATTGGGTTTAGGACAGATACTGCCGATGCGCTAACAATCACACTATGGGGAGTAGAGGTTACATGAGTCTAACCACATTCCCGCCAATTGGTTCATCAAGACGATACTCTGTAAGTGGTTTTAATACGGGAGTTTTAAACACAGTAAGTTCAGCGTTCGATGTGTCTAGGCACAAATACATTTGTGTTCAAGTGGTTCAGGCTTCTGGAACGATAACAGGAGCAGTGGTTACTGTGGATAAGTCAAACGACGGGACTAATTGGGTATTAAGTTCTTCGACTGTAAGTGCGGCAAACCTGACGGATAACATTCAGGTAACGAGCACTTATGTTCGGCTGAACGTCACAACGGCCAGTGCTGTTGCGAGCACAGCCAATGTGACTATTCAGTGTAAGAACTAGGAGATACAATGAGAGGAATCAATGGCAACACATATTTATGAATCATCGACATCGATCAAACAGTTCAGGTCAAACCTAAACCTAAACGACACAGCTTCGATTCTACAGGGTGATGATGATCCGAGGTCCGTTGCGAAATCTGCGCCCCGTGGTTCTATCTATATGCGAACCGGATCTAGTGGTGGATCTGTATTCGTAAAGCTAGACAACGGCTCGTCCACTAACTGGGAAGAGGTTGGTACTGGATCGAGTTCGGGACTTAACTTTATTGGAAACCCTGATGCTGAAGTGGATACTACTGGCTGGGCTGCTTATGCTGACGCTGCTGCTACCACTCCTGTTGATGGAACTAGCGGATCGCCTACCACAACCTTCACTAGAACAACATCGAGTCCCCTTAATGGAACAGGTTCGTTCTTAATCACAAAAGACGCAGCCAATAGACAAGGGGAAGGCGCAAGCTATGCGTTCACAGTGCCAAGCGGATACACAAAAACAAAATGTAGAATCTCATGGGTTCATGAGGGATCTGCGGCGTTTGTGTTTGGAGAATCATCTGACGTTCGTGTGTATGTGTATGACGTAACAAACTCGACTCTCATTATTCCACAGGGAAGTGTTGGACAATCACTATGGAATAATAAATTTGGCGAAGCTATTTTTGATGCAACGTCATCAACTAGTTATAGATTAATTTTTCACATTGCTACAACCAACGCTAGTGCGTGGACGCTTAAGATGGACGACGTAAAAGTTGCTCCAGTGGAATTAGTGTCCACGCAAACTGTTAGCGACTGGGTTACGTTTACTCCAACTGGATCATGGTCTGCTAACTCTACATATACAGGTGCGTATAGACGAGTTGGCGATTCATTAGAAGTGGTAAGCACAGTGGTCACATCTGGTGCTCCGACTTCGGCAACACTTACGTTCAATCTTCCGTCTGGGTTTACAGCTGACACAACAAAGATTCCGTCAAACGCAACTACGGGCGGGACTAATTTAGGTTCGGTTACTTTATACGACGCATCTGCGACAACGTCTGGGTTTTTAGATGCAGGAACGGTTGTGTATAGCAGCACAACAGCAGTGCAACCGATTTATAATAATAACGCTGGAACTGCTGGAGCAATCACACAGGCCAATCCGATTACGTTTGCTGCAAACGATGCGGTCGCCATTCGTTATATAATCCCGGTTTCACAATTCAAAACTGGGAATCAAGTTATTAACCAAAAGACATTTAGACTTGCCGAAGTCATGTCAATGTCTCGAGTAACTGGATCTGATCCGACTGCACTTGGGCAATATAGAAGTTTTTTAAGAGGAGCTGGCGGAAGTTCTTATAGTGAAACGAACGGAACTCCTACAGCCACACCGTCTTCTGCAGACGGATTTAAACTCTATGCCGGTAACGGATATGGTTCTGCTGATACGAACAATGAGCCATCTAGATACGATATATTTGTAGGTAAAAACAAATATGTGCAGTGGCAGTTCTATAATAGTGCTGGCCGAACTGGCGGCATTAGCACGTCGGTTACTTTATATGGAACTCAGATTTATGGGACGTGGCTAACCTACGACCCAACGACAGGTGTTGCAACCGCTACAGTGTCGTTTGCTAGTGCTGCTACCTCTGCAAACGAACCAGGACTTGATTATACCGGAAACGCCGTTGCTGACGTTTGGTTCGATATACTAATATCAGAATCTCCAATGCCAGTGCTCGGATTGGCTAATGAATACTTGTCTGCGACATCTTCAACAAAAACACCAGGAGCAAGTGGA